AGACTAAAAGCTCCAGTGACTATAGAAGCAATTAAAGCTCTTGAAGAACGAAGAGCAAGAGCAATAGAATTGTTTAAAACTGGAGATACAATTCCTGAAGTTAGGAAAAAAATTAAAAATCAATTTGGATTTGATATGGGTAGCACTTTAAATAAAATTGCTAAAGAGTTAGGAAATGTTCCAAGTGCCTCAGGTTCAGAAGGGACTGCGGTTAAAAAAGTAAGAGAAGATTTAATTAAATTGAATAAGTCAGAAGTTAAAAATTTAATTAGAACAGGAAAAGCTGACTTAGTTGAATTAGTTAAAAAATCTCAAAAAATTTTAAATACAACTCCTGAAATAGCTGCAAGAAGACTTGGTCAATTAATAGAGGCTTTTGATGAAGATAAAAGGTATATTAGTGCTAAAAGCGATTTCTTTGCAAAAAAAGCAAAACCATTAATTGAAGGTTTAGGAAAACTTTCAGGCACTAGCTTATATGGTGGAATTGGAGGTGGAATTCAAAGAATGTTAGCAGAAAAAAAAGTTTCTTCTTCAATTAATAAACCATCAACTTTTTTTACTAGTTTAAGAAAAAGAATTCAAGAGCTAATACCATCAAAAAATATTGAGGTGGATGAAATTAAAAATTTAGCTTCATCAGGAAGGTTTGGTACAGGTCCTTACAGTATATTTTTACAAGGAGTTAGATCTAATATTAATCAAGAGAAAGCTAGAACACTTGACAAGAAAATGGGAGTGTTTGAAAAAAAAATACAAAAAGCTACAGATATAAATGAAAAAAAACAAATAGCAGAAGAATATAATATTAAAGCAAGAGAATTTGCGTCGGCTCAAAATAAAAATTTAAAATCAGGGGAACTCCCGGTTAGAGTTTTAGAGTTTAGTTTTGATGAGCCTAGTAAAGTAATTAAAAATAAAAGTGCTTTAAAAAATTATGGAAGTTTATTTGACGATATTTATAAAAGACATGGTTATTCTTTTAAAGTTCCATCGGATGTAAAAACAGTTGATGAAATTGTGCCTTACTTAAAAAGTTCAAAAGGTCAAAGAAAAGTATTAGAGGCTTTATCGAAAAGAGCTCCAAGAGTATTTGGTATACCTCTTGCACTTGGTGCCATAGGATATGGTGTTACAAGTGGAGCTGAAGCTAAAGAAAAACCACCCGGCATGGACGATCCGATGAGCCCGAACTTCGTAGATATAAATGAGGCTCGCTTTGATGATTTTACCTATGAGCCAGCAAAACAACCATTAGTAAAAAATGTAACTTACGATAAGGATAGAAGTATTCTTGTGACTGGTCCTGAAACAAGAGCAAGTCCAGAAGATGTTCTTATGATGTTAGCAGCCACAGAGAATAAACAAGAACAAGAAGAATCAACTTTAGGTGATGTAGTAAAAGATGCTGCGATGATTATAGGAGGTGCCACAGCCGCGTTCGCCGCTCCAGATGCATTAACCACGATCAAAGAATCAAGAGGCGCGGGCCGCGGAGCGTTGAGGACTGCTGGTGATGTGGCTCTTAAAGGTTTCTATAGACTTGGTAGTCCATTAGCAACAGCTGGGTTTACTTTACCACAAGTGTTAGATGAAGACACTACAGCAACCGACATAGTAACCGACCCTTTAAATTATCTAGGACTTACAACTATGGAAACATTTTCAAAAAGAGCAGGAGCGATTGCTGCCCCTGCAGCTGCTAGAGCTTCTGGAATAGGATCTCTTTTAAAAAATTATAGGTCACTTGAAAACGTAGGTGAAGCAACACCTGGAAAATTAAATGCTCTTTTTAGGTTAGGATTAAGTCCAAGAGTTATTGCTGGAGCTTCTAGATTTTTAGGTTTACCAGGTTTAATCGCATCTAGCGCTTATTCCTTATATGATTATCTTTCTAACAGGGAGTCTGAATAATGGATCGTAGAGACTTCATGAAAATTTTAGCGGGCATTGCATCTCTACCGATTGTAGGTAAATTTTTACAAACTGGTAAAATGAAAGGTGCAATCAAAGGCATGGGTAAAGTGCTTCCTAAAGTTCCAGGAATGCCTGAATGGTTTTCACCTCTTGTTAATAAAATAATGAAAGAAGGAGTAGATATAACTCCTGAAGCTTCCAGAGTTAAAGATATGACCATTGTCAAAAAATTAGAAGTGCCTTCTGCAACTGGGGAGACGGATGTAATTACACTTACACAAAATAAAATAACTGGACAAATTACTGTTGATGCTGATGTTTCTGGTGGAGCAGCAGGTTCACCTTTTGAGTTAAATTATCTACCACCTAAGACAGATATTAATATACAAACAGGAAAACCAGTAAAATATTCAGGTGATTTTTCTGTAGTAGAAAATAGACCAAGAACGACTGGTGAACCAGGAGGTTATGAATTTGATTATGATTCTTTTGATATAGATAGTGCTTATAGTGATGTTGAAAAATTAGAAAAAATTGGAACTGGAAAAATAAAAGATGTAAAAAAAATTGAGCAAAGAGCAAAAGGTAGAAAGATGTTAGAGGATTCTCCTTATGAAGATATTATGGATAGGTATTCAGATCCAATAGAACTAGATGATGTTGATTTTGCAAATGGTGGTATAGTTAACTATGCTCTTGGTGGATTGACAAAAACAGTTCCACCTGTTAAAGGTCCAGATTCACAAGGTGTTGAATCATTGTTTAGAAGAAGGTATAATTAATCATGGCAGAGATTGATAAGTCATTACCCAATACAAAAACTACTGTTGAAATTCCAGGTCAAACTGAAATAGAACAATCTTTTCAAGAAGACTTACAAGAACTACAAAATAAAGACGTTGAAATAATTCCTACTGAAGATGGTGGGGCAGAAGTATCTTTTGATCCAAGCGTTGCATCAATTGCTGGAGGAGAAGATCATTATGCAAATCTTGCAGAGTTTTTAGATGAATCTATTCTAGTAGAAATTGGATCAGATATTTTAGACCAATACATTGATTATAAAGCTTCAAGACAAGATTGGGAAATGTCTTATACTAGTGGCCTTGATTTACTAGGATTCAAATATGAAAGACGAACAGAACCATTTCGAGGATCGAGTGGAGCAACTCACCCTGTTCTTGCAGAAGCAGTTACACAATTTCAATCACAAGCATATAGAGAATTACTACCATCAGATGGACCAGTAAGAACTCAAATTGTAGGAAAGGTAACAAGAGAAAGAGAAGATCAAGCAAATAGAGTTAAAGACTTTATGAACTATCAAATTATGGATGTTATGAAAGAGTATGAACCAGAGTTTGATCAAATGTTATTTTACTTACCACTATCAGGTTCTACTTTTAAAAAAGTTTATTACGATGCAATATTAGGTAGAGCAGTATCTAAATTTATTCCATCTGAGGATTTAATTGTTCCATATTCAGCAACGTCACTTGAAGATGCTGATGCTATTATTCACGTAATAAAAATAACTGAAAACGAATTACGAAAACAACAGGTTTCTGGATTTTACAGAGATGTAGAATTAGGACAACCTCCACTTCAAACTAATGAATTGAAAGATAAACAATTAGAAATTGAAGGTGTTCGTATTAACAAAAACAATGATGTGTATACATTGCTAGAGTGTCATGTAAATTTAGACATTGAAGGGTTTCAAGATAAAGATCCTCAGTCTGATGAACCAACAGGAATTAAACTTCCATACATTGTAACGATTGAAGAAAGCACAAGAGAAGTTTTATCTATTCGTAGAAACTACAAAGTAGATGATCCTATGAAAACTAAAACAAATTATTTTGTGCATTTTAAATTTTTACCTGGACTTGGTTTTTATGGTTTTGGTCTAATCCACATGATAGGTGGGCTATCACGAACAGCGACCTCGGCTTTAAGACAGCTGTTAGACGCCGGCACGTTATCTAACCTGCCAGCCGGATTCAAGATGAGAGGTATACGAGTGAGAGATGATGCACAACCAATTCAGCCAGGAGAATTTAGAGATGTAGATGCACCAGGCGGAAATTTGCGTGATGCGTTTATGCCTTTACCATTTAAAGAACCATCCGCGACCCTCTTACAATTAATGGGTATCGTGGTAGATGCAGGACAAAGATTTGCCTCTATTGCTGACACACAAGTTGGTGACATGAATCAACAAGCTGCCGTTGGAACTACTATTGCATTATTGGAGCGTGGATCAAGAGTGATGTCTGCAATACACAAACGATTGTATGCATCTTTAAAACAAGAATTTAAATTACTATCAAATGTATTCTCAACTTATTTACCACCATCATATCCATATGATGTTGTAGGTGGAGTTAGAGAAATTAAACAAATGGATTTTGATGACAAAGTAGACATTGTTCCAGTTGCGGATCCAAATATATTTTCTCAAAGTCAAAGAATTTCTATAGCGCAAACAGAATTACAACTTGCACAATCTAATCCTCAAATTCATGATCTGTACCAAGCTTATAGAGGTATGTATCAAGCTATTGGAGTTCGAGATATTGATTTAATTCTTCCACCACCAAAACAACCGTTACCAATAGACCCTGCTTTGGAACATATTACAGCAATGTCACTACAACCTTTTCAAGCGTTTGCTGGACAAGACCACCGAGCTCACATTGAAGCTCATTTAAACTTTATGCAATTGAATATGGTAAGAAATAATCCTGCAGTTGTATCAGCTATTCAAAAAAATATACTTGAACACATATCTTTGATGGCACAAGAGCAAGTTCAAATAGAATTTGTGCAAGAATTACAACAGTTACCTATCTTACAACAACAAGCTGCTATGGATCCACAAGCTGCACAACGAATTCAGAATCTAACTATTCAAATTGAATCAAGAAAATCTAGATTGATAGCTGAAATGACCAGTGAATTTGCAAAAGAGGAAAACAAAATTACTTCTCAATATGATTCTGACCCATTATTGAAGCTTAAATCACGTGAAGTTGACTTAAGAGCCATGGAAAATGAACAAAAAGGCAAAGAAGCTGATGAAAGATTGAATTTAGACAAGATGAAAGCCATGATGAACCAACAAAATCAAGAAAATAAACTTGCACAAAGCGAAAATTTAGCTAAATTACGAGCTGGAGTAAGTCTTGCAAAACAAGGCGTCCAACAAATGAAAATACGAGGAACATAATATGGAAAAAGGTCCTAAGAAGGTAGCCAAAGTAATGAGAGAGTTTAAAAAAGGTGAACTCAATATTGGTAAGTCTTCTAAAAAAGTGAAAAATCCTAAACAAGCGATTGCAATTGCACTTTCTGAAGCTGATATGTCTAGAAAGCCTATGGCTAAAGGTGGAGTAGCATCAACATCTTCACGATCAGAATATGGAAATTTAGTAGATCACTCACAATTTACTCAACCAGATGGTCTTTTAAAAGGTGGAATTGAAGTTGAAGTATCAAATCCACAAGAGACACAAATGGAACAAGTTGGTGGTCAACGGGCAATGCTACCGGAGAAAAAAAGAACAGCGAAGTGGTACTAAATTATGTTGCAAATGTTAGGAGCAGTTGCACCTCTTGCTAAAGTACTATTTAATACAATTGAAAAAGCTGTTCCTGATAAAGACTTACAAGAAAAGTTAAAAGCTCAACTACAAACTCAACTATTACAATCCCACACACAAGAACTAACGGCTGCAGCTAAAATTATTGAAGCTGAAGCAAAAGCAGGCTGGTTTGCATCATCTTGGAGACCACTTCTGATGTATGTATTAATCTTTATTTTAGTATGGAATTATGTTATAGGACCAGTTATAAAAGTATTCACAGGAGCAGTTATCTCTTTTGAATTACCTGGCGATGTTTGGACATTATTGAATGTTGGACTCGGAGGTTATGTAATAGGTAGATCTGCTGAATCCGTTGCAAGGACAATGGCAAATAGACCTGTGGTAAACAAAGAACAAGAAAACGGATAAGGAGATAAAATGAGAAACGATTATGGAATACGACCAAGATCAGCAATGATGAAAGGTGGAAAAGTAAAAAAGAAAAAAGGTTTTCCTGATTTAACAGGTGATGGAAAAGTAACTTTCAAAGATATTCTAAAAGGTAGAGGTGTAATCAAGAAAAAAGGTGGGATGATAAAAAAAGGTAAAAAATAAAAACTATGAAGTCTTTGTTAAAAATTTTAGGAATGAGTAAAAGTAGACCGGTAGAAATGATTACCGTAAAACCAAGTGCATCGTTATCCTCTAAAGATAAAATTAGAAATATTATAGATAAGCTCACTAGTAAGTCAAAAAAAATTGAATCTGAGTTTAAAAAAATAGAAGGTTCGACTAAAAAAATGGATGAAGACTTAAAAAAACTTCTTGAAAAACAAAAAGGATCATCAGAATTTGAAGATCTAATTAAGTTAGATGATGATATTGAATACAAAAAATCTGGTGGTTTAATTAAAGGTAAACCAAAACTTGCAAAGAAAGGTTGGAAATGAACTGGAGAGATTTTTTAAAAGAACGAATACGAATTATTAGAGAACGCGATTGGTTTCTTCTCGAAAAAAAAGAAGGCTTAAAAAGAGAATCAAGACCGAGATGTAAAGATAATATTTTTAACAAAGATATGAAAGGCATCTAATGGGTAAACTTTGTCCAAAAGGAAAAGCTGCTGCAAAAAGAAAATTTAAGGTGTATCCAAGCGCTTATGCAAATATGTATGCTTCTGCTGTATGTTCTGGAAAAATAGTTCCAGGCGGTAGAAAAAAGAAAATGGGTGGTGGTAGTATTTCACAAGATAGAAAAATGATATCTAGTTATAAACAAGGTGGGATCGCTAAAGGTTGTGGCGGTGTGATGGAGAATAGAAGAAAAGTTACCAAGAAGTACTAACATGGGCTTACGTAAATGGGTTCAAGAGAATTGGGTAGATATTGCAAATAAAAGACCTGATGGTTCTT